TAACAGCACCAGCAGAAAGCGCCGCTGTTACCGTACCAATAACAGGAATTGCCATACCTGTATAATGGTTCGGCGAAAGCCTAAATTGTGCTGATACAGTTCCACCGGCAAAGACTGTTGAAATCCTAAGCCGATAATAACGGAATGGCAGTGATGCACAAAGTTGTCTTACCACACCCGCACCAATCGTTTGAGCAGAGGTCACCGGAGATGGTGTCGAGTTATCCGGTGGAATCAAAATTTGAGCGTTCCAGTTCACATTGTCATTGGAACCTTCCCAAATAACCTGTCCACTTGTGATCCCTGCACCACCAACAATTTGCATGGCGATAGACTTGTACCCAGTGACATCATAAGACGCACTTGTTCCTGTCATCAGGTTAATTCCAGCGGCAGAAAAAGACCCGCTTGTGATGTGCAATTCTTTTCCGATAATCTGAGAATCATCAGAAGTAACGACCCGAAGAGTAGATCCAGAGCTTAGTCCCGCACCATAGTTAAGTGATCTTCCACCGCTGTCAACAAGTTGCCTGTTAGGAATGGCAGGATCAACCACTGTTTGCGAGTAGGTAGTGAAAAGCTGAATAGTGCCAGCACCAAATCCCGTTGCTGATCTTGCCCTGATAAATCTGAAATTTATTGCGCCCGTGTAGGTGTTTGTTGTTCCGCCAGAAATTGAAAATGCGCTAGTTAAAATAGCTTGCGGATCATTTACTTGATAAACATAAATTGTGTTCCAGTTTACAGCGTTGTTTGATCCTTCAAAGATCAAGAAACCCGTTGCGGAGGCAGATGCCACAACCTGTGTGGTGAAGGATTTGTAAGGAGGCACTTCAACATAAGCTGAACCATCAAAGTATGTATTACCCGGCGCACCTTGAAGTGGGCCTGTCATAATACCATAAGCAATGATTGATGGTGGAGCAGAGTTAACATTGATTGATCCTGTTACATTTTGAATAAATGATGCGTCATCATAAATGACTTGAAGAACATCCCCCGAACTCATCGAAGAGGTATCAAAGTTAAGATAAAGTTTTGTCCCACTGGCAAATACACCACCAAGATTTGCTCCCCCTGATGTGGAAAATATGATTGGATTTCCTGCCGCTGAGGTGTTGATAACAGCATACAAATTTTCTTGAACAAATCCGGGATATGGGGAGAAATCAATTTCACCTATTGTTGGTGCTCCGGGTGAAAAAACCCAATTTCCCGCTGGCATTGTAATTTTCATATTGTCGTCCTATCCAAAAATGATTGCCAATGCGATTGCATACGGCCCTGCTTGATAATCCACGGTTTTAGTACCTGAATCACCCTTGATTGTTAAAAAATTATCGGTGGATTGATATGTCACCGTATCTGAAATTGACCCGGCAACTGGATTTGTTCCAGTGGGTACTGCAATCGTACCAAACGCATATCCGGCGCCGCTCGGAGTCACGCTAAAATCAATGGTATCTGTAATGGCATTTCCAGTAATGAGCACCGAACCGTCTACCGATGTCAGAGTCAAAACATCGCTTGGGCTTCCGGCAGTAGGCGAGGATCCAGCCGGAGTTTGAATTGTTGTGAAGCTCGAAGCCTGGAGGCGGTTTGTTGTAAACTGGCTCATTGCAATCCTTTCGCAGTCACCCAAATCTCAATGGCACCTGTTCCACTAATCCTGGTATAAGCCACCCGGAGCAATGGCATTGGGGCCTGGTTGATTTCAATACCAATTTGGTCTGCGGATCCAGAAGCAACCGGGGAGGTCAAAAGCCTAATGTCCTGCCAGGTGAGCCCCCCGTCCCCGGATCCTTGAATTGCAAAGGTGCCCGTGGGATTCCCAGTGAACTTCAACACAAAGTAAATGTTGTCCAGGTATTGAACATTGACCGATGGCCCAAAGTAATTGGCCCCCATGGATCCGCCCGTTGCAATTCTGTTTGGATATAACGCCGCTTTACCCTGTCCCATGTCTTTATCCTACCTTATGCCTCTTTCCCGGCACTAATCTTTTTTAGTCCGGTTTCGCTCCGGCCCGCAATCTCCATTTTTTGCATGGCTCCCGAGGTGGGTTTAATCCCCCCAGGCTCCTTCTGCATAGTTGGAGCCCCAAAGGTGGCCTGATTCATGGCGATAGATTGTTGGTTCAAGCTGTTAATAAGGGGCTGTTCAAGGAACACCGAGAGCCCAATCTTTGTCCGATACGGCAATTCTTTACCGTCCGCCATGTGATCCGTGAGTTTATCAATAACCTCAGATTGCATTTGCTGAAGGAGTTGGGGATATACCACCCGCAAGGTTTCCATCTCCTCCGGCATAATCATGCCGGTTTTGATTTTTTTAATAACATTGGTGGGTTGCTTGATTGTCTTATAGTAACGGTTGAACTTTTCAAGCTCGGATTTAGATGGCTTGTAAGTAGGTGACAACACCCTGGAGCTAACAGGCTTGGGAGCCTTGGAATTTAGAAACGATGCCGCCGTGAGCATCTTTTGTTGCACCGAGAATGCGGTTTTAGGCGCTACCTCATAAAGTCCCGCCGTGGATTTCTCAAGCATCCCATGAGCCTCAATCGGGTTGCTCACCGTCTTGTTAATCTTATCCATGAGGTCATGGTATTCCTTCTCGTCGAGAGTCTGAGGAACACCACGAGTCACAGCAAGCATTGCCTTTTCCATTTTGGATTTGCTGAATACTTCAGCCGCACCCGCTTTTACTGACCGCTCTGTTTTGTTGGCATAATCGGCAACCTTTTTCAGCATGGTTGTCCTGGGAGCATCTTTGATAGAAATGTCAATTCCTCCAAATCCTGCTTTAATCATCGCATCTCTTGCGGTTGTATAGGCGGCCTCGATTGGATCTTTCAAAAACGCCATCCATCCAAGAGTCGGAGCGGTTTTGGATGGGTTGATTGGATCCGGAAATGCTTCCATGTATGTTTTAGCGGCATCAAGAGTTTTTTGTTCCGCCTCAGTAAACATGGAGTTTTTTAGCTCCGGTTGCATTTTCCCGTAATCTTTCAGGAATTTATTCACATTGAGAATGTTATCTTTGTATTCGGCCATTTGAGCCTTTTGATAACCTTTCACAATGTTCCATTCTTCCGGGAAATCTCTTTCGAAAAACTCTAAAAATTTACTGTTTTCTTTTTGAAACAATTTATCCGCAAGTTTGTCGGCATTGAATCCGGCTTCATCACGGATCATGCGAAGAAAATTGATCGGGCTCCCCAGGCGCTTTTTGCCCATGATTGCCGCAAGTCGGCCATATTTAGAAGCTGTTTGAGCAAACTCCCGACGAGCTTCTTTATATGCCCCCAACAAAAATTTTTGATCTGCTTTACCGAATTGTCGGCGAACCGTGCTTTCGTAAAGGCGTTCCAATTTCGCTTTCAAATATTCGGCGATTCGAGCGCCGTTCATATCATTGGCTGTAGCCATTTTTCTGGCATCGTTGCCAAGGTATTTGATTTGTAAAACCAAATCCTCCATGTTGGTCATGCGCTCAAGCCTTGTGGCGAGCTGTTGCCCGTATTCTGGCATCAAACCTTGTCGAATTTCTGGGATCCTTGAAATATTACGAATGACCTGTTTTACCGACCGCTCATTCAATGGAATGGCGCTTTCAGTAAGCCCTAATTCTTTAAATTTACTTGAATAGCTATCAACCGCCGCATCCGCTTTGGCAAACAGGGAGTCCACGAGCTTTTGCCCAACCTGGGCTTTGCTATCGGTAATTCCAGTTTCAACAATTCCTTCAATTCTTTGTTGTACTGTTTTTAATGCATTTAGAATTGATTGCTTTTCTGCTTGCCCAATGGGGGATGCCGAATCCGAAAGGATTTGCCACATTTTTTGAACACCATCATTGGCGCTCACTTGACCAGGAAACACCGGAACGCCAAGAGTTTGACCGGCTTCTTCAATTTGAGCCGCATGATCCTTGAGTTGGCGAAGCCCTTCAATAATAGTTTTCTTTTCTTGAGGATTGTCAAAATTTGCCGCTTTAACTGCATCCTCAAATGTGGCCACGGGTTTACCCATGGATTCCAAATAGTCGGCACCGGTTTTAACCACCGCTTGACCAGGCTTTTGAATGAGCCCGAGACCCCCATGGAAAATGGCACCCAATCCACCCCCGAGCAGGGTGGAAAGACCCACATTGGGAAGGAAATGCTCACCAAGGGCTTCCGGATCCCCCAGTGCATCCTCGGAGATTTGATTGCCGACACCGTAAAGCGCCCCTTCGGTAGCCAGGCCCATGGCCCCTGCCGTACCCTTTACAAGCGCATTAGCGGCCCGTGGAGAGGTTTGGGCCAATCCTGAAGCCAATCCCGCCACCCGTGGAGCAACGGCCTCTGTGACCGCCTGGGAAGCCTTGGAAGCCATTACCACAGGATTAAGCATTTCAGCCGCAGTCAATCCCTTGGCCGCAGTTGCCGCCGCCGCCGCTCCAGCCGCCGCCGCCCCTGCTTGTTCAGCCGCCACCGGCGCACTAGCGCCTTGTGTAAGAATCAAGGGAGCCAAAATACCTGCCGCAGTCCCCAGGCCCGCCGCTACAGGGTGGGCTTCTTTAATAAGCGCCTGTTCTTCTGGCGTGGTGATCCCGAGCTTGTTTTCAATTTGGCGGCTAAGACCAAATGTAGCAGTCCCAAGCCCTTCTTCGGCAAATGCCCTGAGAGCCCCCAGGTTGCTTTCCCGTTCCGTTCTCAGATTGATTTCATGCTGAATTTCCTCGTTTGGAGGAATGACAAAACCCTGGGCAAGAGCATCCTGAAGGCCCTCTTTAGGAACGGTATAAAACTGACCGTCCTCGCCTTTAACTGTAATCACCGGGTTTTGGAAATCGGGAATCTCTTTCATTTGTTCAACATTAACCCTTGTTGTGGAGCCATAAAACCATCAGTTTTTTGTGGCCTTGCTTTTGGCCTAATGCCTTCAACCTTCAATTTGTTATCGAGATTATTATTAATGATTTCCTGCAATGTGTCCAGTTTAGCAAACATATTTGCATTCAAACTAGCCAATTCAGTCACATCCTTTGGAGCCACCATTTCAATTCTCTTGGCATCACTTTCAGACATGGTGCCTGGCCCGGTCACGGCATCTTTGAGTTTACCAATCAATACCGCACCCAAAGATTGCGCCACCGTAGAAGCATCGCTTGGAGTCAATTCCCGTCCCACTTGTGTCCGGATTTGTCTCAACCTGTTCACAATTGCCGTAATATCATCGGCATTGGCTTTAATTTCACGAATCTTAGTTGCGGCTTGATCTCCGCTCGCCAATCCCGCTCCGTTAATAAACCGCTTTCTCGTATCTTCAGGCAAAAGCTGAATTTCTTCTGGTGAAAGAGTTGCTCCTTTTGCGGCTTGGTTGGTGAGATATTCGCCCGCCGCCTTCTTTTTGTAAGAATCTTGAAGGGTAATCTTTTGAAGCTCAAGATCATTCGACAATTTAGCCGCCGCCTGTTGAACTTCAATGCTCTTTGTCGTCATGGCAAACTGGTTGATTTGATTCTGAACCTTTTGAAGAGCATCAGCCTTAGCCGCCGCAAGAGCGGTTTCATGGCGCTTATGCTTATTCAAAAGCATATTGTAAGCTGAATTTCTGTTTTCCTTTTGAGCATCAATGTCCGAATCAATGGCCTTGTTAATAATGTCCAAGGCATAGTTCTTGGCCCCAGGCCCCATAAGGCCTTGACCAATACCACCCAGGGCAACCGAAAGCCCCGCCATGATTTTGTTACCCGTGCTCATATTTGACCAATATTTGCCCGGATCGATCTTGTTTTGTTCAAACAATTTCTGAGCTTCATCATCGGCCTGGACAATGTAATCATTCATTTCCTTTTGCCGTTGATCAGCCTCTAAAAGCTGTTTGTCCATCTCGGCTTTTGCTAGGGCTTCTTCTGTTTTAATCCTTTGATTAAACGCATCCACACGGCCCTGCATTTGGGCAAATTGCTTTCCATACAAGTCCATTCCTGTTGGCATTACGGCTTCAGGAGTAACAACGGTTGCCTGCGCTTGTGGGGTGGCGGGCTGTTTAGTTTTTGGCTGTTCTGCAACCGCCTGTGAAGGCATCGAGCTTTCTCCCTCGGGCAATGCCGACAAATCAAACGGGGTGGAAGCGGGCATATACCTTGGAGCAGTTTGTTGAAGCTCCTGCCTGTTCATTGCGGCCAATCTTTGATTTGTTTCTTCCGGGCTTAGAGCCGGAGTTGGGGACAAATTCACAGGAATGCTACTGTAGCTCGGAGCAATCATTTCAGATTCGAGAGAATCCGGAATGTTTGAGCGCCCGATATTTACCGGGATGGATTCATCCATGCCACCAAAATCCTGATCTCCAGTTGCCAAATCAGTCCGCCCGCCGTCAAAAAGTTTAGGCATAGCAGAAATCTTTTCAAGCATGGCTTTAGAAATACCCTTTTTAGGCACCGTGAACTTGGATCCGTCTGGGTGCAATACCTGGTAATGATCTTCAGCATCCTTGATGATTCGATAGCTCATGTTTTTTCCTTCTCCGACCTTCCCACCGTGAGCAAAACGATCTGCTCCACGAGTTTTAAGCCTTCTTTTGGCTTCTTCAAATCTTCCTTGACCCCTGAGATTGATCAGAGCCTCGGGAGAGTTGCTTTCCACCAGACCACGCTCGGGATGAAATCTGATAACATTTTCATCAAAATCCCTGAGCCGTTGCATATTCTCCGGAGACAGGTTTTTGCTTTGTGCAATGTAATCAAAAATCTCCCCGGTGTTTGGATCTCTCAATCTTGTGGCATATTCGGTGCCTGTATCAAGGGCAATCCTGGGTTGTGAGTATTCAGTCAATGGAGGAGTAATCTTGCGAATTTCTCCTGCCTTTTTCCCGGTCTGCACAAGCTCGGGTTGAACCATTACTCCTTCAGGGGTTTCGATAAATTTGATCGGAGTCATCCGAGCGCCGTAGCCCGGATCCGTATATTGTGGCCGCCCGAGCACTGGAAGCCCTGCCCGCCTTCTGAGCGGGTTTTCAAGAGCCATGGGCTGAATCTCTTCTTGGATCTGTTTGGCGGCACCCTGGCGGCTCTCGCCGCTTGCGGTTTTAAGGGCACCGGCTCTCCGGGAGCCTTCGTCCATCCATTCCTGGAAGTCGCCCATTTTCATGTTTTTAGGCCCAACAATAATGTGGGCGGGCTCATGAACCATTGCCTGGATACCCTGTTGGGATTCAAGTTGCCCCGATCTCCAGTCCGGCTTGGCTCCTGCTTTTTGAGTCTTGGAGCGATAAAATGTCTCACCACGCTCTGTGGTTGTAGATGGAGACACCTCATAATCTTTGGAAGCCTTGATTTGCTTTTTGGTGAGCCTTGGAAGACCTTCAGCAATCCGCTCCGCATTGATTTCTTCCAGTGTCATGAATTTGCCACCGGCTTCTACTATCGGCGCATTGAATTTTCTTGTGGTGTACTGATTAAATGCCTTGGCTTGCTGTTTATAGGCTTCTGATCCAGGTTTCGGCTCCCCGGATACGCCCATTATTTCAGTTTGAGCTTCCCGGCCTTTTCTAAGTTGGGCCACGGGAGGCAATTCTCTTTCAGCAACCGGCACCATTTCGCCCGATGGTTTGGCCTCTGGAGCCATTGCCCGTGCTTCTTTCATAAGCACTTGCTTTTGAGACATAAGCTCCGCAATTTGCTTTTCCAATTCTTTAATCCGGTCAAAATGTCCCATTGAGGATTTAATGTCCGCACCGATGGCACCCATTTCATTAGAAAGGATCCTGGGTGCCGCTTCCAGGGCTTCCCGTCCAACCGCCGCCAAGCCCTTACCGATAGCTTTAGCCGGAGCCGTAACCATGCCTGGGGAGATAAAGTCGATTGGGCTGATAGTATCTTCCACGGGAGGGAGCTTTCCTTGAACCTCGGGTTGTCCAGGGTAAGGCTTCACGCCCGCCGCAAACCTCATGTCCATGGGAGTCCGGGCCGCCTGAGCTTCTTGCATTAGACGCATAGAACGCTCGTTTCGCTGTTCTGGAGTCATCGCCGCAAGCTCACCCTTGGTGGCATACATCTCGGGTGGCATATCGATTGCGCCGCCCTTGGCATACCCATCCATGGTACGGATCTTTTCCAACATGGCTTCAGACAAGCCTTTTTTGGGCACCGTAAAGGTAGATCCATCGGGGTGTTTGATTTGGAAGAACTTGTCAGTTTGATTTAGTACCTTGTAGCTCATAGGTGCCCCTACAGTTTACTTATTTTGGCCGCCATTTGCCCATTTTATATTTCAAATCTTCGAGCTTTTCTTGAATCTCCTTGTGAGCATCCATAAGCTCTTGAAGGTCAGATTTTTTCTTGCTCGATTCTTTGATATGCTTGAGGAATTCGATCATTTTTTCTTTGTCGCCCGATTTGGTACGGGGAACAACAATCGAATCCCGGCGAAGGTCAGCAACCACGGTATCATTACGCTCATCGTCGCCAGGGTGTTTAGCCTTGCCGGGCACCTTCATGACGGATCCGTCAGAATTGACAACCTTCTCACCAGGAGACACCCGAACAGTCCGGAATTCAGGATCCCCAGAATAATCCGCAGGGGTTGCTTCATCCACCTGGCCACCTTCGGCCAATTGAGGAGTATTGCCACCAAACAGGCTCATGCGTGGGCTCGATTGGCCCCTACCCATCAAACCAAATGTCCCGCCAGCTCCTGCGCTACTACCTCCGCCGCCGCCACCAAACAGGCTTCCGCCGCTAGTAATGGATGCCGCACCAAGACCGGCTCCCGCCTGAAGCAATCCACCCATGAGCGCATTCGCTCCGGCCACATTCTGAGCTTCCACACCGGCATTGATCTTTTGAGCATTCCAATAGTTCTCAAGAGCCGCATTTTGTTGTGCCTGGCTAAGTTGGCCAAATGTCCCAAGGGTGCCCACATTTGCCCCCTGTTGGCTAATATCCAATTGCCTTTGAGCCTGGAGAGCCTGGTTGAGCAATTGTTGTTTTTGCATTTGCTCCTGGAGCCGCAGTTGAGCGCCCTGGCCCGCCAATGCCTGTTGCTGTTGGGATCCAATAAGCGCCGCCGCACGAGCCGCCTGAGCCGGATTCATTCCACGCTGAGATGCAATTGCCCCAATTTGGCCCTTCAAGGCATTCTCGGATGCTTCCTTGAGTTGCATTTGAGCCAATGATGGCCCGGTACCTTCGGCTTGCTCCATGAGCTTCTGAGCCAAGGTTTTTTGCATTTCCCCTGCACCGGCACCGGCATTCAGAGATCCAATAGCCGCCTTTTGAGCCTCATCAATACCCTTGGAATAATCCACCTTGTCCAGTTGCATCGGTTGCGCCTGAAATGTGTTTTTAGACCCGAGCAAATCCTGTAAAAAACCACCAAGACCCATAATCTCTCCTTAACTAAAAGTCCTTGCAGACCCCATTTTATTAAGCCCTTGTTTAATGCCCACTTCAATAGCTAATCCGGAAAGTTGATAGCCTTCTCCCACGGTATCAGATTGAGAATCATAGAAAGTAAACTGAATGGCTTCGCACTTCTGCCGTGGTACCTGGTAGCGGAATTGATAAAGCGGGTAATTGCCACCGTACACTACCTCAGATCCGTATGGGCTCACATCTCCATAGTTTGGCACATTCATCAAAGAGTAAGCATCCACAACAACCGATGAAGCCTCATAAGGATTAAAGTCATACGCCACCGACATGACCAATTTGTGTTTAGACGCATAATTTCCAATTACAAGGGCTTTGTAAATGCGCTGAAATCCTTCAAATTGTGCGAGCGAAAACCACGAGGTGACAATTTTCATTACGATTGGCGATCCATTATCCGAATAGCCTTCATTTTCTAACCACACCTTTCCATCGGTGCGAATATAAACATATTTGTCCCGCCAGTTAGTAGCATCAAAAAGGTATTTGTGGTTGGTGAATGTAGACCATTGGCCCACCAGGTAATCGTAAACAAGCACTACACCATTATCGAGCGCAAACCGTACCTGATTTCTGTTCGACATGAGGGTTGCCGAGTAAATGGTGTTAGAATTCCATGCCTCAACATCCTTGCCAATGTATTCAATGTTCAAGCCCCTGTTGAGAAGATAAATTCCCTTATTGGATTTATACATAAGGCCCAATGGCATAGAAACTACCGATGATGAGTCCACGCAACCGCCATCGGTTGTAATAAGTTGAGGCTCACCGTAATCATTTTGGGCTCCAGTAGCGTCAGGGCCTTCGCCGATCATGTAAAAAATGGCGTTTTCTTTAAAGAATACCACCTTGTCATCAAGGGCGGTAATGGCAGTAATCCTGCCGCCTCTACGATCAATTTCAAAAGCCTGTTGATCATAAAATTCTACGGGCAGGTTTGCTGAGATTGCTTTGGAGTAATTGTAAGCATACGGATTTTCTGCGGGCACATAGAAGATCCGGCCACGAACATTGGTGATCAAATTGGTAGATTCCGATTGGGTGTTGTCCATTACCCCACCCGTTGTGTAAAGGAGCGGGCGGCCTACCAAACTAACATCGGACACATTATCAACAAAGGTCACCGTATCCACCGTGGTATCGTTGTAGGTAGGATTCGTTACATAGCTAGATACTTGGTAAAAAATTGAGCCGTTTACGGTTGTGCGATACACCACACACTGAACCGGGCTTCGGGATCCTTTCTTTTCGGTCAAACGAAGGGTTGGAATGGTCAGGGTGTTCTGTTTGTTGTTCCCCGTGCTAACGAATGTGACCGGCACCGAGGTTGTGGAGCGATGGATTTGACCAAAGTTGTCGAACCATTCATAGGTGACAATGTATTGGCGGGATCCTGCTTCCATGTTTCCAGTCCCGGTTTCCGCCACAGTAAAATTCTCAGGATAGTAATTGAAAGAATGCTCAACAAAGGACACCCCATCATACATTTGTATGATTCCACCGGTAACATGAAGATTGTTAGCCAGTTGCGAATCCTGGAATGAGTTATCGTTGTTAAATGTAATCATGGCATCGGACACACCGGTTTGCGTGTAGACCGTACCTGATACAGCATCAAGCAAATCCTTTTTGGTGATGGCAAAATGATAATTCAGGCCATCATTTGTAATCATATTGGCCAACATATTATTGACCACCGTTCCACCTGCCAATTGGTGAGCTACCTTGGCAACCACCACGCCGGATCCATTGGCCAAAAAGATAGTTGGCTGAAGGGCGGAGTCATAAACCGTGGCAACATACTTGATGCCTGAAAAAATAAATGCTTTTGAGCACAAAGATACCGAGCGAAGGAATACTCCGGTGCCAGAAACCGTTCCGCCAATGGTAATGTCGGATTTGCGAATCAGGTTGTTATATGTAGCCGCCGCCGTTTGCGTGTAATACAGGGTGCCGGATCCATTATTCATCACACCAGTGATGTTTTTAATGTTAGCCACGGTTTCAACCGAGGTTGGTGCCAACACCTGCACCAACGCATAGCTCCGGATCAGATATTTCACCGCCGTTCCGTTGTAATAACCTACGATGGCATTGTTGGAAGCATCTCCAAAGATTGTGATGCATCCATTGGCATTCTCGCCAGAGATTGTGGTTGTCGAGGAAGCCTGGAGGAACGCATTGAGATATAATACGCCGATCGACGAGGCATTGGTATTGAACGCAACAAATGCCCGGTCACCGATGGCACAAGCATCAAAATTTGGGTTGGTTGTGCTTGGAGCGCCAATTTCAATCGCCGCAAGAGGTGCCGATGGATTCAATACCGGAATCGGAACGCATCGAATACGCTGAAGTACAGAATCATAGAAGAACAGCAATACATATTGCCCGCAAACCACGGGCTTCACCTTTGATGCGTTAATGTTCAGCAAAGCATCATTGACCACGATTTGATCCGTGGATTCATCCACACAAGTATATCTAGATCCGCCCCTGGAATCATCCCAGGTATAAACCTCAAGCCCCGAAGGATGAACCACCGAGTCCGCATTGGTCTGTTGGTAGGTATTCCGAATGACCGGGCTTGAAGTCATGGCAATGACATTCAAAGCGCCCTTGTTAGTCATGGAATCAAGAGATGGAGCATAGGAATAAGCGGTTGTTCCATCATACACCAACAATTCTTCTTGGAATGTAGTCACGGAATTGCCGGTTGTAAGATTGCCGCCGAGCTGTTGATAGCCGTTTCTTTTAATCACCTTCCCTATTTTGGTAAGAAGTCCATTTTCCAAAGACAAGAGCTTCCCCGGAACGACTTGCTTGTCGTCTGTTTTGGTGTCCACACCACCGAGGAAGCTAATGTTAAATTTTTGCTTTTGTAGAGGCATGATTATGGAGAGTTGATAAATTCAACGCCAACGCAATAGATGGATCCACTTGTACTTTCTAATGTTGAACTTGACCATGATACGCTTTGGCTCGGCCCGACATAAAAAGCAAACCCCCCAAAAGCGGCGGCGGTACCTGTTTGTACCATTACTTGTCTACCGCCAATGGTAAAAGTTATATTACCACTTGTTGTAACCTTACCTAATTGTACAACCGCATATCCTGTTGATGGAGCAGTATATAAAGTTCCAGAACTTGTTAAACCGCCACCAAATGCCCCGTTTACAGCGCCGTTTACTTTTAAAGTTGTTCCTGTGACGACCGTTGTAGCCATAATTTATCTCCTTTAAGCCTTAATGTAATAAATACGAATATGGGCATCAGTTGCACCCGTATTCATAGATGTTAACAAATCCCATCGAATGACAGAACCCGCCGAAATGTTAGTAACAGACAGAACCGGCTTGGTCACCCCAGCCTGGGAAGCAACCAATGATCCTGAATCAGTATATGCACCCGTTCTTGTGCGAAGAGTAATCGTGCCAGTTGCTGGAGTTGCAAGACCCGATGGCACCGTATAGGTGAAGCTATTTGTGGTGAATCCGGTGACCGTAAAGGTGCCGTTGTAGCCCGCAGGAGTAGCGCCCGCAATCGTGATAGAATCACCCGTAACAAATCCATGCCCGTTCAAAGCCACCGTTGCAACCGTTCCAGAGCTTGTAAGAGCACCCGCCGAAAGGGTTGTGGTAGCGGCAATTTTGCCAGTAGTTGAGAAGATTGTGGCCCAGGATCCGCTTGGGCTTGTCTTATACTTCAGATCAAATTCGGTTGTTCCGGTTGTCCCGTTGGTGGCCGTGTAAATCCAAATGCCTGTAATGGTCAGGTTGTATGGAGCAAAAAATGTCGAATCAATATCGTTTTGAGGATAGCTCAATGCCGCATAAGCACCATTCAATTCCCATGCGTGTTCGCCAGACACCACGCTTGCCGTAAGCTGGTTGGATACAATCTTGATGCTCGTGCCATCTACTGTCCACGGAGCGGCAATATTTCCGCCAGAGTCCAAAGTCATGAAGCTCTGTGATGCCGGAAGAGCTACAGGCAAAGTTAAATCAATGTTAGTAGCCATTGAGTTTGAAGCATTCAAACCCACATAAAATGCACCCGCAGAAGGAAACCGAACTTTTACCGATCCCACATCCAGGGTTGCATTCACATTGTTGGAACGCCAAAAGGTAAATGTGTTGGCAAGGGAAGTGTAAAATACCGATGCTGTAGATGTAGCGTAATCTCCACCAATCCCCCCAATTGAGGTAGCGTTAAGAGCGCCGCCAATCGTCAATTGAACCTGGGCACCTGCACCGCTATTCCAGTAAAGATTGCCGTTCACATTGTAAAGGCACCCGAGATCTGTTCCCAATGACAACACCGAAGGATTCGAGGCAAACCGAACGCTTCTCAGGGTTGTTGCGTTATAGCTGTTAAAGGTCAAATCACCGTTGATGTTAATGCCAGATGATGGAATCTGAACGCCATTTCCTGAAGTATGATTGTGCGAGTCTACGGTTGAGAGAGCCGTATTGATGTCACTTGCCCATTGCGGCCCTGGAGTTGTGGATACCGTTGGGAGGGATAAATTCATGTTTGGAGTTGCCATCTAATTCTCCTAAAAAAAGTATATATCCACTGTGACTGCTGAATCAGAGTTTATCACAATGTTTCTCGTTGGTGTTGGATTTGAGTCCTGTTTATCGTAAAAATTCCCGGCTCCCCGCTTCCGCACCACAATCCACCCGATGGGAGCCCGCCCGAGCTTATGATCCACAATGTTATCCCCCACATTCAACGCCACTTTGGATACAATGTTGTAATCCAGAATCACTGAGGTCAACACCGAATTGAATCCATCGGCCACATTATCCTGGAGCCGGTTTAGTTCAGTATTCGAGGCATTGAAGGTTTTGAACTTGCCAAGCACTTAGAAAACCCCCCAGGCTCCAGAATACGGGTAGAAGCTGTTGGAAGATTGGGCATCGGCCACCGTGCCAGGCATCCCGGCATCACGATTTTGAGCCATGGCCTGGATCCTCTGAAGGAGCGCCTGTTTTTGTGCCATGAGCACCGATACATCCGATTCTTCTTTCTGAAGCATCTTGATGGCGGCATCCACAATGATGTATTCCGTCCATCCGGACACCCCCTGAACCTGATCGGAGTCGGCGGAGAGGGTTGTCATTGTCGGAACATAGAAAATCCGAATAGTTTGGTTGATTTGAGGGAGCGGAACAAGCCAGAGTTGGTCACCTTGGATCCGATAGCGCAGGTTAGTAATACCAAAATAAAGCTGAGTATTCGGTACAGCAAATTTGTTGCGCTCCGCAAATGGGAATTCCTTTAGAGTCCACCAGGCATTGTTTGCCACCGGGCTCGATACCTGCACATCCACGCCAAGCACCTTGTAGCAATCGGCAGGTAGGTTGAAAAACTGATTCACTCCATCAGTGTTGATATAGTAGGGGCTTGCGACGAAATAGTTCTCGCCGTAAGCCCCCACCAGAATGTCGTAAAGCTCAAAGTAAGATTGGTTAATAAACGAATTCAGCGCCGAATCAGTAATGAACGCATTGGTGTAATCACCGCTTTGGTTCTTCATGTCGGCTCGTTCCCGAGCCGCATTCCTTAATTCCGCCAATGTCATCGTCGTTGCCATTCTTACTTATCCTTCCTTACTCTTCTTCGCCTTCTTCTTCCTCGCCAATGTGCTCCCCTTCTTTGTGGGGTTGGGAGTCGAAGTAATTAAATGCCGCTTCGAGAGCCTCTGCAAGCAACACTTTGTCCTTCTTTGCAATTGCGTCCAGAACATCCTGGGCAATCTCGTACTCTTCACCGGATTCGGAAGCCTCTTCCATCTCTTCCATCTCCGGCATTTCCTTCTCCATTGGCTTTTTAGAGCCAATTTTCGCCATAATAATGGCGGCCAAGGGTTTCTTTGGTTTCATGTTAGCCACCTATTAAGGAGCAACAGAATCACCAAAGATGAATTGGAAGTATCCAATTTCACCAGAGGCAGGATCCGTAGCAGTACCTGCGGCATTCATCACGATTTGGATGGAAGCCTGGGAGTTGCTGGAGGTGTTATCCGCTTTGATATACATACCAGGAGCGGCAGGAGCCGAAGCACCAGAGTTGAGAACAACACCAGCACTCAAGAGCTTCACATAGCTATCTTTTTGAAGAGATACGCCAGAGCCCGATCCGAATACAAAAGTATAAGTTCCTGCGCTGTTACGAGTAACAGACAGAACCCCTTTGGAGTTAGAAGCGGAGAGCGTAGGCGCTCCGGTTGCTCCAAAAGCTACTTTTGCATAGATCGAGGTGACCCGCTTTTCCTGAGTCAGTTGGAATTGATTGTTATACCGATTTGCCATTTTGTTTTCCTTCTGTGGACTAGCCACATGGGCGGTTTAATTTTGTGCTATGCCCCCATCACACAAAATAAGGCTCCCCCATGCAGTACACGAGGGAGCCCTGATTTAATTAGGCAGAGAGTTTGATAACGCCGTTGTATGCAGGAGCAGAGCAAACGAGGTTAGCATAGTAACCAACACGAAGCTCGGCGGCATCGGCGTTAGACACCCGGAGAACTTCCAGACCTTCTGCACCGTAGGTGAGGATCTGAGGAGCATCGCCGAGGGAGATGAGCTTCCAAGTATCCATTTGGAGAGCATATCCGAGGTATGCAGGACAGTTACGATCCTGGAGTACCTTCACGGTCATGCCGCTCATTTGGATTTCGAGAGCCTTGAAGCCCACTACAGCACGGTAATCCTTACCCATTTCAGCCGCAAGCTCAACAATCTGAGCCTTAGAGCCGAGCGCCTTTTGGAGCGCCACATAGGAGTTAGGGTTGGTGATGAAGTAATCAGGAGCGCCATCGTTGATAGCGATCTGGGCCAGGAAATCCTGAAGCCCTTCTTCGATAGACTGATTGGAGGCATCCTTGCGGTTGCCGGCCAAACGGACGCTATCAACAGAACGATCAACGCCATACCAGTTGTCACCGGCAGTAGGAGCCGTGAACGGCAACCAACCGGAAAGTCCGGAGATTTTGGCATTGTTATCGCCCTGAACGAGCAGGAAGTCGTTTCCTACCCATCCAGAAGGAGTACCGGCAACGCCACCCAGAGTAGCGGAAACGGTCACAGTCCCGCCGGAACGGTCAACAGAGATAACATATCCAAGAGCGGCACGAGGAGTACCACCGTCAGTTGCGTTAGCCTGGAGAACCATGCCGATTTCAAACTGAACCACATCGAGAGCATTCGACAGGGTGATAACACCCGAGGTGATGCTTCCGATGTTACCGATTGAACCGGTGCCGGAACGGAAAAGGGCAGAGCCGAGAGAGTTTTTGATTGAACGGATAGCACCGTCAACCTGAACTTTAGCGGCATTGATGAACGCTTGCTTGTCGGTACGAGCCGAAAGCAAGGTCTTGTTGTCCAGGGTAGCAAGCGAGTAATCGCTCGCCAGAGTCACCAGGAATTCCCGGAAAGAAGGGGAGGTCTGGTTGTTCTGAGCGGTCGAGAATGTGCTCGAACGGCCCTGAGAAACACCAATCTGAACGGGTTGCGGGTAGTATTTACCACCGGCATCGGTCATCTTGGGCATCATTGCGAGGGTTGGGTTGGTCTTATATACTTCGTTCAGAACTTTCTGATCGTCGTACAGTTCTTTCAACACCGGGTTAAGCGATGTTAAGTCAATATTAGCCATGATTTATCTCCTTTATGAGTAATGGCGGATTAAAGAAAAAAATTACCTGTTTTCTCTGATCTCATACTCAGCGGACGAATAATCACTGCAAAAGCAAAAAGATTGCTTGATTAAAGTTTAATCTATTTACTTAAAAGCGCAAGAGCATTTCTTATACGCTCCTCATCGGTCTTAGGAGCCTTTTTATCCTTAGCGGGGGTTTGGGCGTGGAGTTGGCTCGAAAGAGTCTTAGGCGGCGTTTTAGGCGCTACAGGAGCCCCTAGCTTTTTCTTCCCAATGTTGGTCTTAACAACCACATCCAGGAGCTTTTCAACCTCGCCGAGCATCTCACGGGCCACATCGTCAATCTGAAGCACTTCCCCGGTGCGGTTGTAGTGATCATTGATCTTATTAAAAATGTTGTCCTGCATATCCAAAGCAGTCAGGGCATCAAAGTCAGGATTCTTGGAAAGGTGAGTTTTGATTGCCTCAATAGCCTGGGCATTGGTCTTTTGAGATTCCTGCTCAAGCATCTTGGCCTCATACTCGGCCTTTTGGCGGCGCTCTGCTTCCAGTTGGGCTTCCAAGGCTCGAACCTTCTCTTCCACACCCTTGATCATGAGATCCGGGGTTGGCTTCTGGTCATTTAAAAGGAATTGGGCGGCATCCTCATAGCTATAACCAAATGCTTCCAGAGCCTTGAGGGGGTTTTTTGCTTCCTTGATGGCTTGTTGCTGTTCACGCCACTTGGCCACTTCCGCCTTCTCTGCTTCGATCCGGGCCATTTCTTTTTTAAGCTCTGCTTCCTTAGCGGATAGGGCTTTACGCTCCCGATTCAGGGCCGAGAACCGCTTAGAGAACGATTCCTGGGAGGTTGGATCCGCCTTGCCATCGGGCTTGGCTTCCGATGCGGGAGCCTGGGGATCTGATTGTGTCGATTCAACGGCGTGGTTCACCACGGCTTCCATTGCTTGTGCTTCAGTATTCATGCTTATTCCTCAAGTCCCCTGTGGCATTAACGCAGAAACGGGAGGGGGCTGGGCCACGCCTTGCGCTACTTCTGGCATTGCTCCACCCATTCCCGGCATAGCAGGAGGGGCGGGAGGCATTGCCATTTGTATCAATTGTTTGGTTTGGTCATTAAATTGACGGAGCATTTCAAGGCGCTCCTCTGTGACCTTGGATACCTTGGCGAACGCATAGTAATCCAGGAAAAGCTCCTGGGCCAATGCGAGATCATCCTCGGGCTCCGGTGATGTATATTCACCTTCATAAATGATCTTCTCATAAACATTGTGAAGGTAATCTTCCTTAGCGTTTTGGAGATTCTCAAGCGCTTCGAGATCCGGGAAATCCAAGAGCCTCCGGCCCATGCGAGGGTTAATTAGGCCCGCTTGCATATATTCCTGAATAGTCTGGAGTCGGCCTTCTGGATCCGATGGGAGCGAGGAGACCGGGAACATCTTGAGAATGTAATCCTGCTCGGAGATGTCATTTTCGGCAAAATCAATCTCCTCTACCATGCGTTTGTTTTCGGCCTTCACCTTGAGGGAGCCATGTTCCTTCACAATGTCCCGAGCGCAATCAATAATCAGGAAAGCGCAATCCAGGACATATTGCTCGTCGGCCTTCCCAAATGTCATGAAACGCTCGGTTTCAATATTGGAATAGGTGCGGAGAGCCTTCCCGGAGTCTAGGCCCATGGGCTTCTGGGAGCTTGCGGAAAGTTGGGAGATCCCGAACATCTCATAGGCTTCATTTTTAACAGCCTGAAGCCGGGCATAAATTTCAGGCTGAACGATGGGCGGCACCAGGTATTGGGGCGGCTCATCCGAGTTGATGATGGTACCAAGCTCGTTGTTGATGTGCTCTTTAACGATCTTTGAGCCATTCTTGAGCCACACCTTGAAGGTGGATCCGAGATCCAGTGAGCGGCTAATCCGCCACATGATTTTGTTTACTTCAAGCTGGAGCCCTTGGATCTGCTCGGCCCCGCCCTGCGCCCAATAGCCTTCGGTGCGCTCATTGAATGGGAGCTTGGCGAATGGGAAGAATGGCTTTTCCCACTCCTCATCGAACAGGCAAGCCCCGTTGATAACGATGCAATGGCGGCCATCCCCGGCATCCGGGCCAGAGGGGAGGTGCCAGGCTTCCACGATCATCAGTTGGTCAGAGGTGGCAGAATAAAGCCCCACCGAGTCCAGGGTGGCGCTTGAAGCGGATTTAATCTTGTCGGCCTGGTCAGGGTAACAATCAATCAAAACATCCCGGTCAACCAGATCCACCTGCATGATTTGGCGAGGAGCCCCGTTCAGGGATTCGATCCAGTCCGTATAGATCCGGCGAGGATTCACCCGCTCAATACATGGGCGGCCATCCTTCGGGAATACTTTGGCCATGCCATCCCCGAACACAATAGAATCCACCACATTCTTTTTGCGAACATGGGTGTAGAACTTGTTTTCGTAGAAGATCCCGTCCACGAACTTTTCGAGATTCTTACCCTGCTTCTGTAGCTTGTAGGAGCCCCCAGAGGTAACGAACATGGGCTTGGGCCTGTTCTTACAAATCTTGCTTGTAAGGGTGTCAGTAGCCGATTGAACCACATTGTAGGTCACCCGAGTCCGAACATTGTTTGAAAGGTCGGAAATCTTGGTGGATGAGAACCCGGTCACACCAAGGAGATCCTGATTGCCATAGAGCCGGTTGGATACCGAATACTGGAATTGCCGTTGCTTCTCTTTAGAGAATTCCGACATGATCTTGAGAGTCGAAATCACGGCATCCGGGAGATCAGACGCATCGGAGAGCCACCACCTTTTACCCGTCCCGGAGTCAGTCTCCAGGTATTTTTTCTTCCCGTTCTCAGCAAAAGATTTGTAGTCGATGCGTTTGGCCATGGCTTATTCCTTCCTTGCCGCTTTCCGATCATCCAGAATGTTGTCGAAATGATCAGTTGCGGCGAACAGCAAAATATCATCCGGTGGCATATCAAGGTTTGGGGTTTCCAAATAGCTAGCCGTTTTATCGGTTTGATATTTGATTCCCCTGGCAGACCGTGGCTTATCCCCGAATTCCAATTCCAGATTATCCCACTTTATTCGTTTTATTCCATACTTTTCGCAAATCTTCGATAATTGCTTAATTTTGATGAATTCACTCGTTTTTCTGCGCTTTATTGTCTTTTCCATGCTTAAACCTCTCCAAATAGGTCAAAATGTTCTTTTTGTTCTCTCGATTGTTTGTCCAAAATGTTCTGAAACATAGCTTCTTCTTCAGCCTTAAACCATTCGGCGCTGTTCTTTTGAGGCACGAGCGCCTGGGCAGTGTACGGCCTACTCATAAGGAAATAGCGGAGCATATCGTAGGCATCATCACCCGAGTTGGGGTTTCCGTCCACGGCATCTTCCTTAATCACATCCTCGATGCGGTTGGGATCCGTCTGCATCCGGGAGAGGGTGTCGAATGTCACCGGGCAGGAGTTGAAGATAAAGAGCCTCGGGAGCTTGTTAGGCTTATCGGCCCATGCCAGGTATTGGCGCACTTGGTTTGCTCCCTGCACCCGATCTGTGATGGCCTTGGAGAGCACGAGCCCTGCATCCAGAAATTCCTCGGCAATGGTGGGCGGGATCCCGGAGCGGGTAACGCCCTTCACGGCCCAACAATCAAGCCCGGCAATGATCCGCTCCAGGCGCTCTGTGTCCGGGTAGCTCTTTAGCTTCTCGATAAATTGATCCACCCGGAGCTTGGCCTGGATTAGCTCTCGGTAGAGGTAAATGTTCCCATCCTCATCGATGGCGAACCACCCAAAGGCGGCGGGGTGATTAAACCCGAAATCATAGGAGCCGTACCTGGGCCAATGCTCGGGGATGGTGAATGGCTTGATGAAATGCACATCTCGGTTGATCTCCGTGAAGAATTGACCGGCAAAGATGTCCCAATCCCCATACCGAAACGCCCGGCGCATGGCCTCATTGGGCTCGGTTTCGAGCCTGTAGATGTAGTCCGGATCGTTCTCGATGAGAGCCTGGTTGTCATCCACCAGGGAGCGGACAAAGGCATAATCACTCGGGCGCTCCCGCTCCATGAATCTGCGCTCCACAAATAGCCGCTTTAGCCAGGCATGTCCAATGCCTCCAGGGTTGCCCGTCATGATAGCCCGTGGCTTGATCCCAGGCATCGAGGAACGATTGGATCCAAGCAGGGTGCGGAACATGGCTTCCGTCCATTGCCCGGCCTCGTCGATGGCAAGATCATGAAATTCTCGCCCCTGGTAATGGTCTACATCGGCCTGGGAAGCGCAATGGCAGAATTGCAGGGTGGATCCATTGGGAAGGCTTAGGAGCTTCTTGGATTCATTCCAGTATTGGCGGAGTTGGGGGTAAGCCGTGAAGATTGGCCGAATGTGGTTGGCTTCGAGCTCTGGGTAGGTTTTACGGAAGATGGCCCCCGTGCTGTTCGGGTACTGAAAGCGCCTCATAAGCATGATCGAGCGGAGCCCATGGGATTTCCCGCCGCCTCTGGCCCCACCGAAGAATGTCACCGGATACTCCTCAATGGCCTCGGCAAACTCAATCTGCTTAGGCTGAAGGGCAATCCTAATCTCCATTGCCACCTTTCAACGCTTCACGGGCACGATCCTCGAAATCGTCAATCTCTCCGGGCCAGCATCCTTTTTGCGCTTTTATTTCTGGCATCATTTTATTGAGGCCAAACTCCAACGCCGCCCGATAACGGGCGTTTTCGGCTTTCAGGTTTGCAATAACCATCAAGGCGGCATCTAATTCGATTTGAAGATTTTCTGGAGTAAACATCAAACTACACTCTGGACATTGCGTGTGCATTACTCCTGCCCTTTCTTAGAAACATAGTTCTCAATGATGACCCGAGTAGTTGTCTCTCCAGAATGATCCACTTGCTCTTTCACCTTGCCCACCACCCGCTCCAATACCTTCAGGAGCGTATCGAGGTCACCCTTCTTCCGGGCCTGGATGAGCCCGTGCAATAGAAACTCCTCAAGAAATGACAGCTTGAGTCCCTTGAGCGCTTCCATTTCGTCGCTAGGCTGGTTGGCAATAACCTCAATCATCCGGGCCACTGTCTCAGCCGTGAGCTTTTTAGCGGCCTTTACAACCGGATTATGGGCCTGTCCGCCCAATGGATTGAGCACCTGCCCTTTCTGAATATTCCGACCGCCTGTTTTTATTCCCTTAGCCATATTGCTATCGCATTAATATCGTATTGTTTTACTCTTCCTTGACCTCAAATGACAAAACCAACCCTTTTAGTTGGGCAAGGATCAGCATTGCCTGAGCTTCAGATTCTGGAACCTCAAGAGTCACCTTCCATCCACCGGTAGAGTCCGTGCTCATTCGGTGAACGGATCCCTCAAACTTGAAGGATTGGCTCATTCGGTCTCCACCGTGAAGCTCGAGATTTGAGAATATGGGAAATGGCGCTGAACACCGTTCTTGAAATACAGCACCAGGCCGATGGAATTGGCTACTACATCCTCGATGCCAAGGACATGGTAATCGGAGTCGAGAGCGGAGTTGAGCCCCTTGGATTTTGAGTCCTGAATGGCTCTCAGGAATTTGCCGTTGGGGTGTATCACCTGGACACCGTTCTCACGGGTAAACACAATGTGGGTAATACGGGATTTGGTTGCTTTTGCTTCTTTGGTCATGGGGGCTCCTTACATTCTATATGGGTTAAAATCGAAAATACGATGCTTGGTTGAAATTTCATTGAGTACGGGAGTCCAATGCGACACCTCGAAGGATCCGGTAATCCCAAGGGCCTCGAATAGCTTCCGGGCAATGCCCAGGCGCTGGTACTCCGGGCGTACATACAAATAATGAACCACGGGCGCATCCGGGAAAGGCTCGGCAATGATATACCCGTAAATGGTAAAATCCTCATCTCCTGCAATTTTGCAGACCGTGGTGGGCCTCAGCATGATGGCATTGGCAATCAGGGGGTGGAATTTCATGAAGGTTTGCTTCTTCATGCGCTTGGCGAAATAGCTTGTGGCCTGATAATTGTTGAGCCAGGAATCGAAGATAAAATCTTCATCGGATGGCACTTTGTCACGAATTTGAACTAAACTCATACGATTAAGATCAAATTAGCGCACTTTTGCGATTTTTCAAAAGTTTTATTTTCAGATACGATTCTGAAAGGGTTTTTAGCTTAATTGGGAGAGCGCCGAACGAGTCATGAACCGTTCAGGAGGTGTTGGTTCGAATCCAGCATTACCCGCCAAAAAAAATCCCCGCCTTCGGCTCCATGCTTCCAGCGGGGTTGTGGTGTGCGGACGGACAAATTTTGGATTATCGCTCGATGGCTCCGTCGATAATTTCCATAAGATTATCACAATATACATCTTCTATTTTGGCAACGGTATTCCAGCCTGGGTTTTTGGCATTCCGGCGAAGATTCATTTTGCCAAGCTCTACGGTATAGGTATCGGCGGGAGTCAGGGTAACAATCACATGGCCCTTGAACTTGAGCCCGTTGACCTGGAACATCACGCCATTGGTCTGGACTACAAATTTCTTAGCGCCCCAGGCCATGAGAGCGGAGCGATCTGCATACTGGATTTGGGAGATGATGGTTTTGGCGATTTCGTGGTTAGTCATTGTTTAGTCCTTTAGGGCCGCACCGTGCCGCCCATGAACACATAATATTGCTCCAGCGATAAAAGATCAACAAGAAAATGGCCCCACCGATATTTTTTTGCCCTCAATACAAAGGGTGGAATATTGGCGTTTTCCCGGAGTCCACAATCACGATGCATCCGAGTTGGGGTTTTACCCGATTATACTTCTCGTATTTGAAAGCGAATGCCTCTGGATCAATCAGGCACCCGGCATTTGCGGCCCACATCCGGGCTCCCCCGTTGTTCTGAATCCAGGAAATCCCGGCGTGGCTGTGGAGATGGCCTATAACCGTGCTAATTTGCCCGTCAAGCGCCGCATTTCGGTGACCCGCTACCCCACTATACCCCATGCCGTGAATCGCTCTAAAAGGAAATTTGAGCGAATGGAAGCGCCACTCCTCCCGGTACACCCAGGATGCGGGGATTTTGAAAATGTCATGGTAGGTCTTGAGTAAATGGCTCGGGATTTGTGCGTCCATGGCTTTCTTGAGCCATCGGATCCCGTGGTTGGAGATGCACACCCGCATTTTGGGGAATGCCCCGGCCCAGGCTTTGATGCGCTCCCTGGCAATCTCGAATTCATTCACGATCGAATGCGGAGCATCCGGATCTTTCGGGTAAGCGGAGCCGTGGAAGTTGTCGATCTCGTCGCCGACATTCACCACATTCTCGGCAGGGATCCGATACTCTTTCGCCAGGGCTCGGCAAAATTCTAACGCCCGTTTGTTTTCGTACGGAATTTGTAGGTCGCTAATAACCAACACCGGGCGCTTTGTATCCACGGAATTAAATTACACGGTACTTTTTGCCTATCGTCAATCGAATTAGTGTTACCCTTGTTTCATGAGTCGGAAAACCCTTGTTGTGCCGATCGTCGGTAAGGATTGGAAAGTCAAATTTCTATCGGACAAGCAATACACCAAGCTCATCGGCACTGATAGCCGGGCAATCTGCGATTGCGAAGAGAAGGTGATGTATTTCAACCTGGAGTTTTTGAATGATGTGACGGTACGCCACGAGGTGACCCACGCTTATGCCTCTGAAACATCCTTTACCGTGCTTCAGCTAACCGAGGAGCAATGGGAGGAATGGGCTTGTGAGCTTTTTGGAAAGTATGGGCCAGAAATGCTCGCCATCAGCGAATTCATCCTGGCCCATGGGATGCGGAAATTAAAACGGTGATTCCTTGGCAGTGGCCTTGGCGATTTCTTTGAACATGAAATAAGCCTTAGCCGCCCAAAATCCTTTCATGAATTGCTCGGGCAAAGTTGCAATCGCAGTCCAGGCCCCGACAATCACGCAGTACAGGAATCTCATTTTTTCTTCGCCTTGGCCGGAGCCTTTTTGCCGCCACGAGCCGTGGTGAGCGCAATGGCAACCGCTTGTTTGAGCTTCTTGCCGGATTTAACTTCGGTGCGAATATTTTGCGAAATGGTTTTTTGGCTTGAGCCTTTTTTCAATGGCATGGTGTCCCCCTTAGTAGCAGTTGGTTTGTACCGAATTCCCAATCCGGTAGCTAGTGCAGTGTACGGAATTACCCTTGGAATCATATCCAGAGCCGTAAACCGAATTTCCCATTTTGTAGGTGTTGTAGTTGTAGGTTGTTCCGGTGTTGTAATCCTGCCCGTAGGTGTATTGGCTATTCCCCACCTGGTAGGTGTTTTCATAATACCCGTAAGCAAACGCTCCCGGAGCAACAAACAGCAACAATGCAATCATGGTTTTCATCGTGTTTTTCTTTCTGGCCACAAAAGGCCGATTAGTTTTCCTGGATCGATGTGAAACGCCGCCGCCAAATTGCGGAGATGCTCCACGGCTTGTAGGTCACCCGTCTTTTCCAAATAGGAAATGTGACCCTGGGAGATCCCGGATAGTTCTGAAAGCTCGTCCTGGGTGAGCCCCGCTTCCTTGCGTAAATTTCTGAGCCGAAGCCCTACTTTTTCATCCATGACCAAATGCTATCAGTTATGTATCGGTGTGTCAATATCGTTGTGGCGATTTGGAAATTCGGTAGTCCAGAGATCGAAATCCCGATCCAGATAGCCATACCATTCCGGAATTTTTAGGCTCAATTGGCGCTTCACGGCCACGCCGCAGGAAAGGCACCGGAACGCATAAAACTGGTGATCGGTTTTACTTCGAGCCGTTACAAATCCCGAGTCATGGCACATTTGGCACCGTAAGCCTGTCATAGCTTTTCAATCGCTCCCCTGATTAAATCCAATGCTTTCCCCTTCACTGTACCATCCGGGAGCATATTGGGGAAATCCTGGGGGGTTGCGATAGTGCCGTTCATGGATTTCTTTTTCAGGGTGATGGCCAAATCCCGAATCTGTGCATTCAGGATCCCTTTGGTTTCTTCGGTAAGCTCCGAGCAGACCGTGCGCCAACCACCCATGCGCTGAACGCATTCCCACCCGATTTCCCCGATGTGGCCCCGTGCGGCCTCGGCCTGGTAGGATCCGAATTTGGAAACCGCCGCAATCACCCTGGACGCAATGTCCCGGCCATCGTCGGCATCATCCGTGGTTGGCATCATGGCCTCCCGAATGTCCGAAGGCATCGGGAAATGCTTTTGCTTTTTCACCCAGGTACGCATGACCGTCATGACCGATTGAGCCGGGAGATCCTCCAGGGCATCGACCATCATCACGAGAGCCTGGGGGCTTAGTTGCTTGCCGTAAATCATCGCCAGTTGCCCGTACAGCGCAATAAGCTCTTGCTTGGTTTTCATGATTGGCTCCTCCGATTCAAAATCTCCAAAGCACCTTCCACGGCATTCTGGGTTGTTTGTGTTTTTTCAAATTCCCGCACCTGGGTTGCCGTGACCGCCACGCCCCGTTGCCATTGGGTGTGCAGGGATTCCGCTTGCGAGAGGCAAAGCCCAATCGGGTGTTGGTTGCGAAGATAAAACCCGTCATTGTGGCTCAAGTAAAATCTTACCACCTCGATGGCGGCCTCCCCGAGCCTACGGCCAAGGGCGGCACATTGCGAGTTGGTTGTGGCATTGCGGATTGGCTCGACCCCATAGCGCCCTCGGTAGGCTTCCCGATAAGCCTCCCAAATCGTGCTTCCAACACCGGGCCGAGAGGGGGCGTTTTCGACCCCCTCGGGAATATATATATTCTTACTTCTTACTTCTTCCTTCTTACTTCTCTCTTCTCTCTTCTTACTTCTCCCGGCACTTTGCACAATTTTTGCTTCTCTTTTGCCACCCCGTGTTTCCTGATATTTCAACCAGTTACGCATAAGGAACACCCTGTTTCTCGGTTGTTTCTCGTCTGTTTCGCAAATGAGATCCGAGCGAGAAACGGACGAGATACAGGCGAGCAATCGGTCAATTCTCGTCGGTTTCATGTTCATTGCTCGTGCGATTCTCTCGACCGGAATGGACGCTCGACCACGGGTTTCTGGATCCTCAAAACGGGAGATTAATTCCATGAGCACATAGAACAAGGCCACGGCCTCGTACTCTTTCTGAACTAAAAGGTCACCTATTAGCTGACCCTCATGAGCGGAGTTGTAATGCTTAAACCAAGATAACGACATAAAGCCCCCTTCAATGATGATACTGCGGTTGATGATTTAGGGGATTTTTGCTACTTTTTAGGTAAGCAGAGATCCCACGCTTTCTGCGATCCCGATAGAGTTGACGCTCGAATTCGGGAACACGGCCAGGCACACCCTGGCCTTTTCTTTTTGTCCGGCAGAATCTGCCTATTTGCAAGCGCAAAAAAAATGGCGCCTGGGGAATAACCTAAACCCAAGCGCCACTAAGGACTAACTACGATGAACACCTAAAGATTACAGTTTTTTGACATAAATATCAATAAAACCTTCATTCGGCGCATAAAATTTGCGGCAAGATAGCATCACAATCTGTGCATCATCCTGCCAAAAAACGCCATTTAGCCCGTCAAAAAGCCCTTTTACGAGGTTGTCCAAATCGGGCTTTACAAAAGGCTCGGAGCGCCGCACCGAACCGGGCTTCTTGAGGTTGAACATCACCATCACCTCAAGCGGGCCATCCAGGGGCTCCAGGTTGTTTAGCCTGGCATGGTGCCGGGCCATGGTCTTAACAGCATTCTCGAAAGCCCTGGTTGCCGCCGGTGTATATACCCGCCCACGAGCCACCCTGGGCCGCCCCTTTGGGATTGGGTTAAGGCTCATTCGCATTTTAATCACGCACATTCTCCTTCAGCCATTTGATGATTAGGAGCTGTATCATCAAAGAGCGTGACACACCCATTGAGATCCTGAGCTTATCAAAGCTCTCGAAAAGCTCCTGATCCATGGAGATTGACACAATCTTTGAACTTTTTTCATTTGTTGATTCTTTTTCCATGGATTCAATTTAATGGCTTTTAATAATTTTCACAAGCCATGCATTTTTTTATTGCTCCAGCAATATTTTGTGTTAGATTCAATTCATGGGCAGGACGATCCGGCCCGGAAGGACTAAGAAAATGTATACCAACAAAAACAACGAAACTTTCTCTCTGAACCAAATTGTAAAAGGTCGAGTCTGCGGACATTTTGTTATCATCGGATTTGCTACCGATCTCGATCCAAAAGAAGTTTACGCTTATCTCAAAGCCTATAACCCTGAAACTGGCGCAGTGGCTCGTGGTCAATTGGCGCTCTCTGTTGAAGATATTAAATACGCAATTTAATTAAATCAATAATCCCCGCCCTGGGCAATTACCTGGGGCGGGAAAAAAAGGACTAACAAATGATTACCTGCAAACGATGCGATTCCCCAAACATGAGAAAAGTATACGGCATGAAAGATTCAGCCTTCGGAGAGTTTTGGTATTCAATCCGTGAAGATTATCAAACCCACATTGCCCAGGATTTTAAACTGGCATACCCGGCCACTGCCGCAAAAAAACATTCTTTCAGAGATTTAGGTCATGTGGCCAATTCTTGTGAAGAATGCGGATTTTCCGTCAATAAAAAATATCTTTGATTTTACCCGCCTTTAAGGAGACACCGATGAAAACTCAAATCAAAATCAAACCGTTCAATGGCCGCTTCGATTTCTTTATTTCTATCAATGACCGTGTGGTTCATTGCGAAATCTTCAAAACCATCGAGGAAGCGGAATCCAACGCCGAACGCCTGGTGGAGCTTGCCAAGAATCTCAAGACCCAGGCCGAAGCCCTTGAAACAAAGCTCAATGCAATGCTTGGGGGTGGCCAATGACATCCAAGGACAAAGCAAAACTAATTGACCTTGCAATTGAGGCCCTGAAAAAGCAGTACCCCAAATCAGGTGAGCCACTGAAGATCAATAAGCCCCGCCGCTTCACGGATCCGAACGATCAAATGGATTATGAGTATTGGCAGGACATGAAAGCCCTTGGCGATTATACGGGCACACCCTGGGGCGGAAAATATGACACGATTTAATTTGCATTACTGCGCCAATAATGGCACAACAATAAACAAGGAGAAACACATGAACACAACAAACACTCAAATCACAACCGTAACCGCCGCAAATCCTCAGTTGCCCGTCTACAATCAAGACCGGGTTGAGCTTATCAAGCGCACCGTTGCCCAGGGCGCTACCAATGACGAATTGGCGCTCTTTATCGAGCAATGCAAGCGCACCGGCCTGGATCCAATTACTCGCCAGATTTATTTTATTAAAGATAAATCCGGCAAGGTACAAATTCAGACCTCAATCGATGGCTTCCGCTTGGTTGCCGAACGCTCGGGCCAATACGAAGGCCAAACCGCCCCAATGTGGTGTGGCACCGATGGCGTTTGGAAGGATGTTTGGCTTGCCAAATTCCCTCCTGCCGCCTGTAAGGTTGGCGTGTATAAGAAGGGCTTCCGGGAGGCATTGACCGCCGTTGCGCTGTTCGACGAATACGCTCAACGCAATTTCAAAGGCGAGCTTAGTTTTATGTGGCAGAAAATGCCCGCCCTCATGATTAGCAAGGTGGCCGAGAGCCTGGCGCTCCGCAAGGCATTTGCAAACGATCTCTCCGGGCTTTACACCCAAGAAGAAATGGCCCAGGCCAATCAGACCACCGAAACCTACCAGGCCGCCAGCACGGAGCCGACAACGCTCACCCATGTTGCCACCGTGACCGCTCGGGTTGCTCCCGAACAACCATGGCTCGATGATGGCGCTCCCGCTCCGACCGATGGGCCATATCGCTTCAAGCAAGGCAAGCACAAGGGCCGCACGATGGAAGAAGTAGGCGAACAGGTTGTCCGTGGTTGGTTTGAATACTGGCAAAAACAGAAGGCTGAAGGCAAACACCTCTCGGGCTTGCTCCTTCAGGATTTTGAACGGGCCGATGAATACCTGGCCTATTGCGAAGGTGAACACCCTGTTCAGGATGCTACCGACAACAACGAAGATGTACCGTTTTAAATAACACTAACCGCCGCCCTGCCTTCGGGTGGGGCGGCAATAGGGGGAAAAATGGCAATCATTAAATACTTTGATCAGGACAGTAAGGGCCGGGTTTTTAACGATGAAACGGGCCGTTATATTTATTGCGATTGTTGCACCGATGAGATTGCAACCACCACAATTAGAAAGGCCGATGGATGGCAACCGCTTTGCAATGCTTGCAATGAGGAGTTGGCCCAACACGAGCCGAGTTGCTTGATTTATATTTGCACTTGCACAAGGAGCGGAGCATGAACAGAAGATCAGTTGAAAAAGAAATAGAGCGCATTAACCGAAAGCTGAGATCGACGGATCCAGAAGAATACCTGGATGAAGAGTATCGGGAACAATACGAGACCAGGCTTTACAATTTGGAACGCATCTTATCTAAGATTGAAGATTTCGAGGACGACAATGAGCGATTTTAATGAATAC